GAAGTTGACCCAACAAATACTGCATTGTTAGTAACAGTGCTTGGTCCTTTGTTACCAACATCCTCTTCTACATCTTTCAGTTTCTTCTGTAAGTCAATCAACTTATCAGTCGTATCAGCAACACTCTTAATTAATTGACCTGCAACTTCATAAGCTCTGGGACTTCCACCCTCACCTGCTAATTCCATGATTCCATTGATTGCTTCTTGACCCTTCTCAATCAAAGAATACAAGTTTGCTCTGGTATATTCATAGTCTTTTGATATGTCAGTCTTTTCTTCACGCTTCTGAATACTCTTTGGTAATTCTTCAGACGGAACTATACTGCTCTCAACATTCAGAGCTTCATCAATAGAATCAAATTCAGACATAAGTATTAGATATCAGATTGTTTTGTAGGACTGTAAGACTTAGAATCACCCAAGTATTCCCAGGTCTCACTAAATCCAAAGTCATCACCAGGGTCAGCATCAACTGGGTCAGGGACGACTGTGTATCTCATTTCTCTCTTAGCAGTTTGAGTATTCGTATCTGCATAGTTATCGACGATAACCTTACGGATAAGACCCTCTGGATTATCTGCGATAGGTCCGAAGAGATAAGTTTTTGCAGTAAACTGTAATCTATATATCAGTGCTCTTCTTGTGGAAAAGTCACCTTCATAATCGTCTTGAAATGAGACGCTGTTTAAGACGATTGGAATATCTCTCTTTTCACCAATAGAATCAACCAAATCAACAGTAAGGTTGAATGCTGGTTGGAAGTTTGGAAGAATTTGCTCAACAATTTGAAGAGCATCATCATTTAACTTGCAGAAGATTGCTAACTCAAAACCAATATTATATGGCACAGGCATGAATACCTTTTTCATCTTCTCACCATCAACCGCTCTGAATGTTTGAGTAACACCAGTCTTTCTTGATGGGTCATAATCAATAGATGTCATCTCAAATGACATTCTTGGTAATGTAATTTGGACAGGTTTATTTAAATCTGCCTGCTGCTCAAGTCTTGCCAGAAACTTTTGAGTTGGTCCATAAGCAAGACCAACTTTCATGTCACTAATCGTCTTAGAGTCATCTTTATGTTGAATATGGATATCATTAAAAAGCGTGCCGAAAGCAATGATTGTCTTTCTAATGATTTCGTGGTATGAGTAAGTTCCTAACATTAATAGTTACCAAAGGGATTTGATTCGGTGAAGTCTAGTATATTGTCTGCTTCAGTTTCAAGCTCTTCATTTTGTCTGTATTTATCAAGAGCATCATTTTCTTCCTCTGTGCGGATTTCGTAGAATGCGCCAGACTTTGCACCAGTGATGGTTTCTCCAGGATAGAAAGTGCCTGAAGTAATGCCAACTTGGAGTGTATGGGTAGATGCATACCATCTCTTGACTCTGGCAGTAGCACCAGACTCATCACCTGTGACTATCTCATTTCTCCAGAATGTGCCAACACCAACAGTAGCACCAGCACCAATCGTGACAGTTGCTGCACCATCATATCCAGATCCAGCATCAGTAATTCTGATTGCAGATATAGTGCCACCAACTCCGAGGACTGCTTCTGCAGTTGCAGTATTTGTTGGAGTTAGTGTTGGAGTGTTAATAGTTACTGATGGGACAGTAGAGTATCCAACACCACCATTTGTGACCGTAATTGTAATCACACCTTGTGTAGTTACATTAGGTGCAATGGTGCAAGTAGCTGCTGCTCCTGTGCCTCCACCACCAGTAAATGATATTGTTGGGACGGTTGTATAACCAAGACCACCATCTGTTATTTGTATCTTTTCAATAGATGTTACATTATTTCTGGTGGTTGTGATTGCAACTGCAGTTGCTGTTCTTCCGACTCCAATATCTGGAGCGGAGAATACTACTGTTGGAGCACTGGTATAACCAGAACCATCATTATTGAGGAATATTTCTTTAACATAACTGGTGCCAACACCTGCTGTTGCTCTTGCTGTAGTTCCAGCAGATACTAAGATCAAGTCCTTGATATATCCAGTTTGGTCTAAAGTATCAGTAATTTCATCAACACCAGTATCAATAACTTCATCCTCATATTCGAAGAGTTCACATTTTAGTTCATAGACATAATTTCTTCCTAACTGATAGAAAGGATTTTCATGCTCTACAAACTTAACTTCAAACAATCTTTGTCCCAGTGGGAAATAAATTAAGTCCCCCTCCCTTGGTCTTGTAGCAACTTCAATTTCATCATCATCCATATCCTCAAGGAAGACTGCAATAAAGTCTTCAAATCTTTCTTTGGAGACAGTTAAAGATAACTCATCTCTGATACTTACCCCAAACTTAGTCATAATATCGCCAGCACCACTATAACCATCAAAGTTATTGATGTATGCTTCTAGCAAGAAATTATCATCGAAAGTTGATGATTGAATCTCTTCAATGATGGTTTGCTTTCTTACAAACTTTCTGGGAATGTAAGTTACTTCGACACCATAAATTTTGAGTTGCTCGTTAATCAACTCCTGTACGAGTCTTTGCTCTGATGAAGAGCCTTGTAAAAAGAAAGGGTTAAGTGCCATTATCCAATAAAGTCGTAAGGAGGAAGTTCATAATCCATAGCCATTCTTGATTGAATATCCGCTAACTCTTTTTCTGCATCATCATATATTTGTCTTCCATTCAACTCAATACCACCTGGAAGTTTGACGCCATTAAACTTGATGAGGTTTTGTCCCCACTGTCTCTTAATAAGAGCAGTCAAGTATTTCTTCAGGAAACTATCGTTATATACTTGAGTAAATGATGCTGGGTCTAATGCTCTGTAGCAATCGAGGACTATATAATCTCCAGCAGTTTGTGCCTTCCAGTCAATATCCAGATATAATCTATCCTGCCTCTTATTGAATCTAACTTGCTTATCTGTAGTTAAAAGATGGTCAATATCTTCCAAGTATGTTTTTGTCATCGAATACTGTAGAAGTTCTACAGAGTTGAAGTAGTATAAGTCATTCAGGAATAACTGATACTTAATACTAAACATTCCACCAGATATTGAGCTGGTATCAAACTTAAAAATCTTTTCGATACCTACAACAGAATCTGGAATCTGAATGAAGTTTGAAGTTTCGTAGAAGTTTGAAGTTACTGTGCCAAGTCCATCAACATTCGTTGAGGTTGCGGTTGTGGTTACGATGCCAACAGTATTAGTGCTTCCACTTTGATTGGTGGCACTTCCTCTATTAATATCTGCTTGAGTTATTTGATACTTCAAAAACATTCTTTCGACACCATCAAAGTGTCTCTCATTGAAAAGTTGTAGTGCGTCGTCAACCAAATCATCAATCTGGTCGTCGTCTACATTAATTTCCAATACTGGAGCACCTAGACGCCTAAGACAATAATCAATCAGACCTTGGCGTGTTGATGGTTGTGCCATTAGAATTCCTCAGAAGATGAATTATCTTTTGTTGTTTTTCTGGTGGATTTTGCTGCTTTTAATTTTTCAATCTCTGCAGTTTGTTCAGCAATCTTTGCACTCATTGCTTCCATCATCTGATTAGAAGTCATTATTCTTGCTTCAAGAGCAACTATTTGAGCGAAAAAATCAGCAGACTTTTGTTGATATACTGTAATAAAATTTTTATAATCGTTTTCAGTCATTTCAATAGATACAAAAAGGGGTAGGATTGCTCCTACCCATATTTATAAGTTATCGGTTATTTATCAGAATGTGCCAGCATCAATCGTGATATTCTCCAGGAATCTTTCAGACCCTGTGCAAGAAATAACTTGAGAAGACCCAGCACAATCATTTACATAGAGACCACCGATTTCGAAGTCTGCATATGTGGAAGCGGTCAATACACTAGAAGTTTCACTGACTTGTGAAGCAACAACGATTCTTGATACTGAGTCGTCCCAGTAAATGGCAGCTTTTCTAGCAACACTATCATAATAGTGGAAGACAACACCAACATCGATGTTTGCATCAGATGAAGGAGCAACAAGACTTCCGCCACTGTTAACAAGACCAACTTCAATCAGACT